AGCGCAGGCTCCCGATCCTGTGGCTGTCGAATCATTGACCCTGCCCCGCGCCGAACTGCCAGGAGTGAAATACGTCCCACCCGCCACTGATCCCCGTCCCCGGATTTCGTCCGTCCGCGCCGGCTGGGATTGGTCCGTCGAAACGATTGCCGCTGCAGGCATCGACGCCGCGATCCCCGCTTAGCCCATGCGTGAAGGTTTCCGAAATTCTGGCCCTGGTGGCGGAGCTGACCGAGTTGCGCAGAGCCGTCGGCCGCTGGCCCTGGCGCCTGGCCTGGATCGAAAGCGTAACTGGGAGGGGGACGTCGAGGAAGACTGCGATGATCCTGGCGTTGGTGATCTTCGATGGGTACGAGCTTTTCCCCGCGCATGAGCATCCTCGACAAAGCCCGGGTGATCGGAACCTATAACCAGGTGAACCGGGCCGCGCAGTACACCCGCGAAGATCCCCGCGAGCTCCTCCGTGCCGTCAACGAAGCCTGGACCAAGATCCGCACGCTCGAAAAAGAGAATGGCAAAAAAGACGCCGCGATCGCCGAGCTGCACGAGAAGCTTCGCCGCTCCCAGATCGTGAATGTGACCCTGACTTCGATCATCACTGCCCTGGCGTTCAAAGGCCTGGAGTATCTGTTTCAGGTGATGCGATGAATCCTCAGCATCTACGCAAGAAATTTCGCGATGCCGGACTGCCACAGGCGGACGTACGCCCTCCGAAACCAGACCTTCGATTGCGACTGAGCGATTCTGAAGTCGTTCGAGCGGCCGGCTACTGGCTGAGGCGCTGGCACGGAAGCCGGAGTATAACGATGGGACGGAAGCGCAGCCTGGCTTGAGTTTCTGGAAATGAAAGTCGCCCTCTACGCCCGCGTCTCGAAACCCCAACGCGGCCAACTCGCCGACATCCACGCGAAAGACCAGAACCCCGAAGTGCAGCTGCGCGAGTTGCGCGAGTGGTGTCGATCGAACCGGCACATCGTCGCGTTCGAATACGTCGAGCGGCTCAGCGGCAAGAACGCCAACCGACCGCAGCTGCAGAAGATGATGCGGGACGCCACCAAGGGACTGCGCGACACCGATGCCGTCGTGGTGTGGCGTCTCGATCGCTTCGGGCGATCGGTTCGGGATCTGCACAACCTGATCGCCGAGCTAGCCGAAGCGAAGATCGCCTTCGTCTGCCTGAAGGACGGCTTCGATCTGACCACCAGCGGCGGCCGCGCTATGTTCGGCATGCTGGCCGTCTTCGCCGAGTTCGAGCGCAACGTAATCGCCGAGCGCACCAAAGCCGGCCTGGCCCTCGCCCGAGCCGAGGGCCGTGTCCCGGGAAGAAAGATCGATCCGCGGCGCGGACCGAGTCGCACCACCCTGTGGCGCCAGGCCCAGCGGAAATCCGCCTAGTAGCGCGTGTTTCATATCGTCCGAAGAGAAACATCAACAACTTAGACCTGTTTTGAGCCGCTTTTCCTCGTGGAATCGCCTAAACAATCAATCGGAAATCAACCGAATTCCCTGCAAATCGCTGGGTTTTCAATACTTAAATCAATCGTGCCGTGCGCGGATTTCGCGCCACTGGAAGTCGTAAGTCGTTGTAAATACGTGCGGGACGCTCCCCGGACGATTGAAAAAGGTTCCTTTTCATTGATTTCGGTTGATTTATATAGCTGTTTTCAACGGTGACCCCGAAGGCCCCAAAGAAGAAGGGCGGCGCGCGGCCCAACGCCGGACGCAAGAAACGAGAAGCGCCAGTCCAGGTCATCGACGGCCGCACCGTCACAGGGCAGCAGCATGCGCAATGGCTGATCGATCAGCTGAACGCGATCGACCCGGAGATCATGGAACACCGTGCGCTGGTGGTAAGCGCGGAGCCGTATGAAATTCCCAAAGATGCGACCGACGAAGATCGCAAGGAGCTGCAGGAGTTGGAAGCGCGGCGCAAGCTAGCACTCGCTCTAAAAAACGCCGCCGATGCCAAGTTCCACAAACTGAGCTACGAGGTACAGGGCTGGGCATTGGTCTGGTTCGCCTCCCGCACCGCGCTTGAGACTCGCAAATATCTTTACGATCGCGCCAAAGGCAAAGCAGTGATCACAGTGAACCATGTGCACGACAAGCCGCTCGAGCACAACGTGAACCTGAACCTATCCGAGCGCTTCCGGATCGCTATGGAGAGAGCTGAGGAACGTGTCCGCAACGGCCGAGCCCATTGATCACGAACAGGAACTGGTCGAGCGGCTTTACGACTTCCGTCATGATCCCCTTGGCTGCGCGCTGTATTCGTTTCCGTGGGGCGAAGGCGAGCTCACCGATGAACCAGGTCCGCGCACGTTCCAGCGCAAGTTCCTCGAGGAGCTGGGCGCGCATCTACAGAACCCCGAGACCCGCTTCAAGCCATTCCGGAAAGCAGTCTCCTCTGGTCACGGCATCGGCAAGTCCGCGCTCATCGGCCAGATCGTGCACTGGGCAAAGTCCACATGCCTCGACGCCAAAGTTCTGATCACGGCCGGCACCGGCGACCAGCTGAAGACCAAGACACAGCCGGAGATCTCGAAATGGTTTCGCAACTGCATCAACAAAGACTGGTTCGATGTGCACGTGACATCGATCAAGGTCAACGACGCGGAACACGAGACCACCTGGCGCACCGACTTTCAGACCTGGTCCGAGGACAATCCGCAGGCCTTCGCCGGCGCGCACAACAAAGGCAAGCGCCTGCTGATGATCTTCGACGAGGCCTCGACGGTCTCGGATGCGATCTACAGAACGGTCGAGGGCGCACTCACCGACAAGAACACGGAAATCATCTGGCTGCTCTTCAGCCAGTGCCACCGGCCGGACGGTGCTTTTTATGAAGCCGTCTTCGGCGACCAGCGCCACCGCTGGAGACCAGAAGTCATCGACAGCCGCGACGTCGAAGGCACCAACGTCGAGGAGATCAATGAATCGATCGAGATCTATGGCGAGAATTCTGATCATGTGCGGGTTCGCTATCTTGGCCTGTTTCCTCTGGCCGGCGGCGGCAAGTTCATCGATCTCGACCTGGTCAACGCCGCCCGCGAACGGCAGGCGCGATCAAACTCCACGGATCCTCTCGTTGCCGGCGTCGACTTCGCGTGGGGCGGCTCCGACGACAACGTCGTCCGCTTCCGCAAAGGCCTCGATGCGAGGTCGATCCCGCCGGTCAAGGTCAAGGGAGAATTCACCAAAGACCCGGCCGTCATGGTGGGCAAGATTGTCGATGTGCTGAACCGCACCTACAACGGCGACAAGGTGGCGATGCTGTTTTTCGATTCAGCCGGCATTGCGTCCTCTGTGCATTCCGGCGTGCGCGCTCTCGGCTATCAGGACCGGATCCTGCTGGTGAACTTCGGCGCCGACTCCCCGAAGCCACACTGCGCTTACTGGCGGGATTACATGTGGGATGAGATGAAGAAGTGGTTGCTCGCCGGCGGCGCCATCGACAAAGACCACGAGCTCGCCGCGGATCTGCAGAAGCCCATTCTGGTGCACGATCGCAAACAGCGCGTGAAGCTCGAGTCGAAAGATGAGATGAAGAAGCGCCTGGCGAAGATGGGACTCGATTCCTCGTCGCCTGATGATGGCGACGCGCTCGCGCTCACTTTTGCGCATCCCGTGGCGCCGCGGAAGCCGGCTAATTCCGGTCCGCCTGTCCACGTCGGAGTCTGGAGCTAATCAAAATGGCAAAACTTTCAGCAGCATCGCGCCGGCGGATCCCCGCCTCGAAGTTCGGCGAACCGAAGCAACGCAAGTACCCGATGCCCGATCGCTCCCACGCCGCGAACGCGAAAGCCCGCGCCACACAGCAAGTGAAAGCCGGCCGGCTCTCACCCTCGACGGCCGCAAAGATCCGCGCGAAGGCCAACCGGATCCTTGGACACTAAATTCGAAAGGCAGGTTGATCATGGCTGAATACGCAGAGATGGTTGGAAGTCGCCCGAAGGTCGGTAAGAGAGCCGAGCCCAAGGTGGAAGAGATTCACCTCAAGAAGGCAGAGAACGGCGGTCACATCGCCGAGCATCACTTCGAGCAAGGCCCTGAAGTCAATTACAAGAAGCCCGAGCCGCACGTTTTCGGCGAAAGCGAAGGCAAACAACTGCTCTCTCACATCTCCGAGCACATGGGGATCAAGAGCGAAGCCCCGGACGAAGAGCTGGCGCACCCCGAGAAGGACTGATGGAACAGAACGCCAAACGCAAACTGGAAAACCAGCTCCTCACCATGGGCCTGGCTGGCCTCACCGATCCGGAGTTGATCCAGCAGCTCGCCGACCTGGTCTCGAACTGGCCGGGCGACAAGCACGAATATCTGCGCGATCTGCTGAATGAGTGCGAACCGGACAAACGCTACGAGATGTACCACGCGATCGCGCCCAAGCTCCGCTTTAAAGCATTGTCGCTGCCACAGTACGAAGCCCAGATCGCACTGAAAGCCGGCGCGATGGTTTCGCAGGGGCGCATGCGCGTCGAAGGCGACCGGCCGCGGCCGATTGAGATCGGCGGACATAAGGTGCAAATCACAGCGCAGGAGAAAGCGAACTGCGGCTGGGCCGTGGTGCGCTGCCACGTGTGCGACAAGGTCGAGAAGTTCCTCGCCGACACTCCGGTGGGCGCGGTGATCGAAGCGCGCAAGGCCGGCTGGATGAAAGATCCTCGCGCCGACAAAGAGATCTGCGCCGAGTGCGCGATTGAAACAGATTGCCCGGTACCGGTGGGCTCCTCGAGTCGCGCACCGGAGAAAATTCTGATCAACGATCGCAGAAGGGTGAACTGATGAAACCGAAAGTAACTGGGCTTCTGACCCAGCGGCAATGGAATCAGTTCAGGATGCGATTTGAAGTGATTGTGTGGTGCCGCTTGACGATGCAGTACCACACGATCGGAATTGAGCGCGTCGAGATGGTTCTCTATGCCTAAGTTCCTCGAAGACAAATTAAAGGCTGCAGCTGCAGCCAAAGGCTTCAAAGGAAAGCGCGCCGATCGCTACGTCTACGGAGCGATGAACAACATGGGCGCGATGCGCGGGAACAAAGAGACTGCCAAAGGCGCAGCGATGGAAGAGAAGCATCGCGAGAAGATGCACGCCGACATCGCGAAGTTCCGCGGCAACTCCTCCGAACACAGCTTCCGCCGCCCGGTTCGCAAGATCCTCCGCCGCTCTGTCTAAATGGCCGAAGAAACGCAGAAAGAGCAGGACTCGAACGAGGAGCTGCTCTCCGAGATCCGCG